GGTTAAGAGATTGGTAACAAGTTCACAATGGTAAATCATGGAATATAATTATCACGATAAAGTGATGCTTCCTTCACTCGGTAGGGATGTAGTCATGCAGTCAGTACAACGTGCCGAGAACGATTTGAAAAAGGATGAGATTGCTGAGAAAGATACTGCTCTTGATTTCTATTACAATAAGAAATTAGATACACATCTGGCTCAATGGTTTCCAGGATCATCATTAGAACAAGTGCCGCCATTCGGTATGCGGATAGTACCGAGATTTGCAAAGGCAAGGATGATGTTATTCAAAGCACCAGTAGAAAGATTTATCAATGGTGAACCAGCAGATGAATATATTGATATTGCTTACCATCTCGATAGTAAATCAAGAGAGTTCGCAGAGATAGCATGGCTCATAGGGAAGTGCCACTTCCGCAGTAAGTATTCGGATAGGCATGAAAGGATTGAATACGATATAGTCACCAATGCTAAAGAATATTATCTCTATGGTGAATCAACACCGTATGGTATAAGCTATGAAGTGGGGAAAGATTTAAAAGGTGATCGGAAGTTTGTATTCTGGAGTGAGTCCAGAAATGGTGAACCTGGATTGCATTTCTCATTCGATACTGTTGGCCGTGTTAATCCGATAGGCGACAATGTAGAGATGATTAATCCTTATAATATCTTGCCTATTAGTAAGGTTGAATTCTCATCGGATAGTATGGATGTGGCGAGGGCTGGATTACAAGTGAGTATAGCCATGACTGAAATCGCATTGGCCACAAGGTTCGCATTAGGTCAGCCAGTTATCACAGGGATAGATACAGAGATTCCTAATTTGAAGGCTGGTATCGAAAGACTAATATCATTGCCAGAAGGTGCATCACTTCAATATGTATCACCTACTGGTTCTATCCGTGACATGATTGAAAGCGTAAAGATGATGATCAATCAAGTGGGCCAGAATCATTCACTTGCTATCAGATGGGGTGAAGGAGGAACGCCACCGAGTGGCGAAGCGTTGAAAATTCTCAGCATGGAAAATTTAGAATCAAGGGAATCAGATATACCATTGTTTAAGGAATGGGAACATTCAAGATATGAAATAGATCGCACCATATTACAAGTCCATCAGAATAAAACATTATCCGAATCTTATTCAGTTGATTTCGCAGAAGCTGGATTCCCTACTACCTGGGCTGAAGAAAAAGATAGATTGCAATTCCAATTAGATAACAACCTAATGAGTAGGAAAGAATTAATCCGATACTTTAATCCTGATATTCCAGATCAACAATTAGATGAAATGCTCGGTGAATTAAAAGAAGAACAAGAAGTACCAGCAGTACCAGAGACAGGATTATTACAAGCATTGAGGCAACCAGTTGGCTAAAGATAAAGCATCACAGGATTTCGCAAGGGCGATTCAACGAGTACAGGCTGAACTTGTCAGCCAGATATTTGATTTAAGGAATCAAGGATTGACAAGGGATGAAATCGTATTGGTATTGCAGACTTTAGATATGGAAGATTTGATAATGAATCGGCTGGGATTGAGTTCTGATCTTGATAATCTGATGCTTGAATATGAAGCAGTATTAGGTTCTATGGAAATGACGGGTGCAGTAACGGATGAAGTATTAACTGCCTTGTTACGAATGGATAATAATACATTCATGAAACAGATAGGATTGATGGGTGATCAAATCAGAAATGAAGCGGCAAGGGGAATTATAGCTGGTGCAAGTGAAGCTGATATAGCACAATCAATTTTAAAGGGTGCTGGTGGCGTATTAAGGCCCGATCAAGCCGAGACCTTAGCCAATACCGCATTGAATACTTTTGAACGTAATGTAACGGTTGAGATGGCTTCTGATGATCCAGATAATGCGAGATATATTTATCAGGGGCCAGCGGATGACAGGACGAGAGACATCTGTATTGATATGATGAGTGCTGGTGCATTAACCAGAGATGAGATTGATTCGGATTTTCCAGGTGCATTTGGTGATGGTGGTGGATTTAACTGCCGCCATAGATGGGCAAGAGAAACGAGTTCAAGTAAAAAGTTATCTGATCCAAAAGGTGCAGAGAAATTGAAATCAAAGAAACAGGATGAGGGGAAGTGGCGAACACCACAAACACCTCAACAACAATTTAGTGGCTAAAGCACAAGACATATTAAAATACAAAAGATCATTCTGGAAGAAACTCGGTGATGAGATTTCAGATAAGATTCGTGTAGATACAATAAGCGGTAAGGATGTCAAAGGTAAAGCGTTTAGGCAATACACAACAGATTATGCAAATAGGAAAGCATCAGGGAAATTCAAAAGGCAATCATCAACAAGTAGAAAACCTGATCTACAACTTACGGGTGATATGATGAGGAATCTACAAACAAGAGGTGCTACAGCAGATGGTGTAACAATCGGATGGTCTGGCACACTTGCTCAAAGGGTTCAATGGAATGATGATATGGGAAGAACTGTAACATCAACTGCACAACCTTTATCGGATAAGATTGAAAAATTTGCTATAAATCAATTAGGAAGAATTACAGATGCTAATATCAAAAAGTACGCATCGAAGCCAATCAACTTCAGGATAGGCAGATGATTTTCATAATACTCAAATCAAAGAGGTTAAAATGAGTGAAACACAAGTCGAAGTTCCAGACGTAAAACAGGAATCCACTACAGTTGCAAGTGAAGTAAAGCAACCCATCGATCAAGTACCTTATGCACGATTCAAGGAATTGGTGGATGAAAAAAACACCATGAAAACAGATTACGAATCTTTGAAGAGTAAGATCAAAGGCGAGAGTGAAGCCAGGCAATTAAAAGAGATGGAATCAAAAGGCGAATACGATAAGATAATGGCAGACATGAACGCACGACTCGAAACTTCTGAAAAGAAATCTAAAGCATGGGATGAATATCAGGCAACACGGAGAGATTCGTTATTATCGAAACTGCCTGAAGATGATCGTGCTGTTTATGATGGGCTTCCTTTAGATAAATTGGAACTTCATGTAGATAAGTTCAATACGAAGCCTTCACCAGCTTCAGTTGATAATTCACAAGCAACCTCTACAGGCGGATATGCTACGTTTGAAGAATGGGCGGCTGTTGATCCGAAAGGATACAAAAAAGCCAACGATCCTCAAACATCTGGAAATATCAAGATAGCTTATGGCGACTGATATTTTCAAAGCACTCGATCCTGATAACGATCTCAAGCATATCACATCGAATGGTGGCGAGGATATTGATTGTACCTATAAAGATAAAAAGGTCAGTTATGATGATTACCTCGACATACATGAAGAACGTGGCGAAAGATTAGCAAAAGGAAAGAAGCCAGAAAGCATTGGTACATTTAGTGGATTTGGCCCTGGAACGATGAAGAAATCGTATGAAAAATAATTAATAATTAAAACCATAAAGGAAAATAAAAATGGCCTTAACTAATACTGGCTCTGCCGCTGGTGGTCTTGGAAAGACAATCGGTGATGCAGTAATCGCATTCAATCATGTGAATGTGATGTTTCCACTTGTGACTGTAAAACAGGCCGCAAGAGGATCAAACTCGGTTCAGTTCTCGGATTGGACAAAACTAACTTCAGCAAATGTGAGTGAAGCAACTCAAGCAACTGTTACAACTGCTGTTGCTATCACATCAGCCGCAAGAACTGCAACGATCTCTGAACACGTTATCGAAGCAGATGTATCTGATTTGGTACTAATGGGATCAGGCGATAATGTTGATTCTAATGCTGGCCCAGCTTTGGGTAATGCAGTAGCCGCAAGACTTGATGATGATCTTGTAGAACTTGGCAAAACATTCTCGCAAACAGAATGTGGTGCTGGTAGTTCTCTTGCATTGAGCCATATTTTTGGATCAATGAGACAAATGAGAGCCGCTGGGGCTCCAATGCCTTATTCTTTGGTATTGTCTCCAAAGCAAGTATGGGGTAGCAAAGGAATTATATCCTTACTTCATAATACTGCTATTGATACTGCTGGATCAAGTACAACTGATACTGCAACTGCAAGACCAATCGGTATGATGGGTGGCAAAGGTGAAGAAGCCTTTCAAACTGGTTATGTTGGTTCCATTGCTGGTTTCAATGTTTACTGGTCTGATCAGATTGACGAGAATGTCAGTTCAGGTGGTGATGCCGCTGGATTTGCTATGAGCAAAGGGGCAATCGGTCTTGGTGTCGGTGCTGAAGGTTTATTCCGCATCCGCACAGAACGTAATGAATCTGCACGTTATACAGCTTATGTTGCTGTTGGATTCTGGGGTGAAGTTGAAATCAAAGATGCTTATGGTGTCTATATCCTATCGGATGTTTCATAATCACTAATCAATAATGATAACGGGGGGACTCGTTCCCCCCTT